ACCCCCAAGCCCCGCCGCAAGGCGGGTTTTTCGTTTCCAGACCCGCCACCGACCCCCCTCTAGGGTTTTGCGTACCAACCGTGAGCCGGCAGCATCGCCGCTCATGTCCAAGAAACCCCGATCCACCACCGACTGGGAAGCCGTCGAACTCCTGTACCGGCCGGGGGTCATGTCCCTGCGCGCCATAGCCTCCGCACACGACTGCACCGAGGGCGCCATCAGGAAGCGCGCCAAGCAGTTCGGATGGACCCGCGATCTCAACGCCAAGGTGCGCGCCAAGGCCGAGGAACTGGTACGCAAGGCCGAGGTACGCAACGAAGTACGCAACGGGCCCGAGGCGAAGGAGTCGGAGCGCCAGCAGATCGACGTTTCGGCCCAGCTTCAGGCGAACGTGGTGCTCAGGCACCGGACCGCCATCGGCCGGCACCAGAACCTCGTGGACAAGATGCTGACCGAGCTGGAGGCCCTGGTGGACAACCCGGAGGCCTTCGCCGCCCTGGGCGCCCTGCTGTACGCCCCAGACGAGAACGGCCGGGACAAGCTCAACGAGATCTACCAGAAGGTCATCGCCATGCCTGGCCGGGTGGACAGCGCCAAGAAGCTGGTCGAGACGCTGGAGAAGCTGGTCAAGATGGAGCGGGAGTCGTTCGGCCTGAACGACGCGGCCAAGAGCGACGATGACCCCATGGCCGGCGGCCGGACCATCACCGACGCCGAGCGCGCGGTGCGCCTGCTGCACGTCCTGCGCGCTGGAGGTGCCAGCGAATGAACACCCTGGCCGAAGCGCTGGAGGCCGTGAAGGCCATGACGCCCGAGCAGAAGGCCAATTTCGACAAGGCCCTGTTCGCCGGCGGTGCGCCCCTGTGGGTGCCCCAGCCTGGCCCGCAGTTGTCCGCTTTCCAGAGCAAGGCCGACATTGTGTTCTACGGTGGCGCGGCCGGCGGCGGCAAGACCGACCTGCTGCTGGGCCTGTGCCTGACCGAGCACGAGCACTCCATCGTGTTCCGCCGCGAGGCGGTGCAGCTCACCGGCATCGAGGAACGCATGGCCGGCATCCTGGGCACCCGCAACGGCTACAACAGCCAAAAAGGCCTGTGGCGTCTACCAGGCGGCCGGGTCATGGAGTTGGGCAGCGTGAAGGAGCCCGACGATTGGATGAAGTACCAGGGCCGGCCGCACGACCTCAAGGCCTTCGACGAGATCACCCACTTCACCGAGGCGCAGTTCCGCACCCTGATCGGCTGGAAGCGCACCGACAACCCCAAGGTGCGCCAGCGCGTGGTGTGTGCCGGCAACCCGCCCACCACCGCCGAGGGCGAGTGGGTCAAACGCTACTGGGCCGCCTGGCTGGACCCGAACCACCCGAACCGGGCCAAGCCGGGGGAACTGCGCTGGTACGTCACGAACGAGAAGGGCGAGGACATGGAGGTGCCCGGCTCCGAGCCGGTGCTGGTGGGCGGTGAGCCCATGAAGCCGCAGAGCCGCACGTTCATCCCCAGCTCGGTCGAGGACAACCTGTTCCTGCTGGAGACGGGCTACAAGGCCACCCTGCAGTCCCTGCCGGAGCCGCTGCGCTCCCAGATGCTGCGTGGCGACTTCCAGGCCGGCGCCGCCGACCCGGCGTGGCAGCTCATCCCCACCGAGTGGGTCAAGGCCGCCCAGGCCCGCTGGAAGCCGCGCGAGGTCAAGGGCGACATGACCTGCCTGGGCCTGGACCCGTCCCGTGGCGGCCTGGACAAGACATCCGCCGCCCGCCGACACGGCCAGTGGTTCGATGAGCTGGTGACTGCGCCCGGCATCGTGACCAAGGACGGCCCGACCGCTGCAGCCTTCGCTGCCCCCCTGCTGCGCAACGGCGCCCCGGTGGCGGTCGACGCCATCGGCATCGGATCGAGCGCCCTGGACTTCCTCAACGGCCTGGGCCTGCTGGTCTACCCGGTGGTGGGCTCCGAAGCCTCTCCCATGCTGGACAGCAGCGGGCAGATGCGGATGCGCAACCGCCGCGCGGAAATGTACTGGCGCCTGCGCGAAGCGCTGGACCCCACCAACCCCGACCCGATCAGCCTGCCGCCCGATCAGGAGCTCCTGGGCGACCTCACGGCCGTTCGCTACAAGGTCGTGACCATGGGCAAGCAGGCGGCCATCCAGATCCGCGACAAGGACGAAATCCGCGAGGTGCTGGGCCGCTCCCCCGACAAGGGCGACTCCGTGGCCATGACCTTCTGCGACGGCATCCCGAAGGTGCACAAGGGCAAGGTGGAGAAGTCCTGGCGCGACCGCCTCAAGGCCACGAACAGAAACAACGGATCGGCTCAAGCCGCCTGACACCATGAACAACGCATCCGCCGCCGCCGGCAAGGCCACCCCCAGCGAAGACAAGCTGGCCTTCTGGCTGGCCAACCGCTGCGACCAGCTCGCGTTCCTGACCATGGCCGGCATCAGCTACGCCTTCAAGAACAACGGCGCCCCGCGCGTGAACAGCCCGTTCCCGCAACTGGCCTTCGCCGCCAACGTGTCGGCCCCGACCAGCAAGCGTGCCCTGATGTTCGACGGCACCAGCCTGCAGACGTCCAACACCGGCTCCATCACCACCGCGTTCGTGCCCAAGTACACGATGATCGTGGACCTGATCGCCTACGCGAAGGAGCACTACGTCAAGCCGCTCATGTCCGGCGGCAAGGCGTACTACGTCCTGTTCGTGCACCCGCAGACCCTGGCCGCGCTCAAGAAAGACCCGGACTACCAGCGTGCCGTCGTGGCCGTGGCCACCAAGGCCGGCCTGGACAGCCCGTGGTTCACCGGCGCGACCGTGACCGTGGATGGCGCCGTGATCCACGAGCACAACCTGGTCTACAACACCAAGGGCGCAGCCCCGGGATCGAAGTGGGGCGCTGGCGGCAACGTCAACGGCACCCGCAGCATGCTGTGCGGCGCTCAGGCCCTGGGCATGGCCGACCTGGGCAACCCGGAATGGACCGAAAAGCTGTTCCAGTACGACAGCCAGCAGGGCATCAACATCGACAAGATGATGGGCCTCCTGAAGCCGCGCTTCTACTCGATCTACGACGGGTCGGTGGAGGACTTCGGCATCGTGACCTGCGACCACTACCTGCAGTAATCGCAGCGCCCCCACGGGGGTGCTGCCTTCGGCGGCGGCGCCCCCTTTCTCCCCCTGTTGCTGAAAGGAGCACACCATGCCGATCAAAAAGAACTCTGGCCGTCAGGAACTGATCGTCGCCTATGTGGACATTGCGTTGGCCGATCTGGTCAACAACGTGGCCCAGGCTGCGCTGGATCTGCCGCCCGGCGCCGTCATCGTGGATGGCGCCCTCGTGACCACCGAGGCCTGGAACTCGACCACCTCGGACGTGATGGATGTGGGTGACGCCACGACCGGCGCCCGCTACCTCACCGACGGCAACATCCGCGCCCTCGGTGCCCGCGTGCCTCTGGTGCCCACCGGCTTTGTGCACACGACCTCCCAGCCCGCCCTGACCGTCACCTGGACGTCCGGCGGCGGCACCCCGACCACCGGCAAGGTGCGTCTGGAGGTTGCCTACTACGTCATCGGCCGCGCTGCCTTCAGCTACGGCCTGTGACCGTCAGGACAGCTTTCGCAGTTGTCTCCAGTGGAGGGCCCTAACCGGCCCATTTAACCCCCCAGGGCTTGATCCCCCTGGGGTTTTTTGAGGATCTCACCATGAAATTCCGTTCCCCCACTGATGAGCCGGTGTACCTGGGCCTGACGAGTGGCCACACCGTGGTTGTTCCCCGCGAGGGCGTCGAGCTGGACGCCAAGTGGAACAAGACCGCCATCGCCAATGGCTGCATCCCCGGCACCCTGACCGACGAGGAGGCCGCCCTGCTTGCCGCCGGCGATGCCGCTGCCGCCTCCGTGCCCGGCTTCGACCGCCACGGCGAAATCACCAAGGTGCTGACCAAGATGCTGGATATGTCCGAGGAAGGTCTGTTCCGCCAGGACGGCCGCCCGGACATGCGCAAGGTCAACGCCATGCTGGGCTTCCAGGCCGAGCGCACCGAGATCGACAAGGCTTGGGACGAGCTGGCCGAGTCCCTGCAGGGCGACAAGGCCGATTCCAAGCAGAGCGGCGAGGCGAAGTAAGCCATGAACGTCGGAGACTTCATCGACCTGTTCCGGTCGGACACCCGCGACCTGACCGACCCGTTCCTGTGGTCGGACGAGGACATCGTGCGGTATCTGAACGAGGCAGTCGATGAGGCCGCCGAGCGCGCCAAGCTGATCGAGGACAGCGTGTCCGCCGACTGCTGCGTCATCACGCTGGTCCCCGGGCAGGCCACCTACAACCTGCACCCCTCTGTGCTGCATGTGAAGCGGGCCACCTTCAACGGCAAGCCCCTGCACGCCACCAGCGTGGAGGCCGAGGACAACCAGGGCTTCGGCTGGGAGAACCGCGAGGGCGCGGAGCCGCAGAAGGCCATCGTCAACGGCCAGGCGACCACGATCACCCTCGTGCCCAAGCCGACCCAGGCCGGCACCGTGCGCCTGACCGTATTCCGCACGCCGCTGGCGCCCCTGGACGTCACCGACCTGGACGCCGAGCCCGAGCTCAAGCCGGTCTACCACGTCCGCCTGAAGAACTGGATGTACCGCTGCGCCTACCTCAAGCGCGACGCCGAAACGCTCAACGAGGCCCGGGCGGCCGAGTACGAGGGCATGTTCGAACGCGACTTCGGCACCAGGCCGTCGGCCAACACCCAGCGCACCCGCAACGACAAGCGCCCGCCGGTGACGCGCTTCAACCCGTACTGGTGAGCGCGTGAAGATCGACACCTTCAAGGGCATCAACAACCGCCGTCCGATCGACCGCCTGGGCGTCTCGGATGAGGCGGCATTCGTGCGCGACGCCGCCAACGTGGATCTGAGCGCGGCCGGCACCTTCCAGCGCCGGGCCGGCTACGACCTCGTGCAAGCCACGGGCAACGGGCGCGGCCTGTTCGCCCCGAAGTCCGGGATCTGCGCCTACTACGCCGCCGGCAACCAGCTCATGCACTTCGACGGCGAAGCCACCTCCACCCCGATCAAGACGCTGGCATCGGCCGTGTCGGAGATGGCCTATGCGGACACCCCGCGCGGCGTGGTCGCCTCCGACGGCTACAGCCTGAGCCTCCTGGACGACCTGACCGTGAGCGACCTGTCCCCGGCCAGCGTGAGCCCGCGCCCGGTGGCCAGCGCCAGCCCGGGCGGCGCGCTGCCGGCCGGCGCCTACATGGTCACGACCGCCCATGTGGACGCCCAGGGCCAGCGCAGCAGCTTCGACCTGCCCCAATCGGTCGACGTGCCCGCCGGCGGACGGATCACCCTGACCCGCGCGGCCAGCCCGCAGCGCCTGGTGGGGTTCGTGACC